CGCAGCGAGTGCGACGGGCTACCGGGGCGCAGCGAGTGCGACGGGCGACCAGGGCGCGGCGAGTGCGACGGGCTACCGGGGCGCAGCGAGTGCGACGGGCGACCAGGGCGCGGCGAGTGCGACGGGCAACTGGGGCGCAGCCATGGCCTCCGGACGCAGCGGCAAGGTCATGGGCAAGGATGGGTGCGCCCTATTCCTGGCCGAGCGAAACGACGACTACGAAATCGTTGCCGCATGGGCAGGCATTGCCGGACGTGACGGCATCAAGGCTGACACCTGGTACACGCTGAAGAACGGCAAGCCGGTGGAGGTGTCATGAACGCTCTACAGATCCCCGGCCCTGGCGACTCCTATGACTGGAAGTACGACCAGCGCGAACGCCGTGACGAAGCCATCGAGCGCATCGAGGCTGAGTTGTACGCCGACGATGAGGAAGTAAGCGAGGCGGTATGCGACTTCCTCAGCTTCGTTCGATGCCACAAGAACCATCCTCAGGTCATCGAGGCCATCCACTCCCTTCGCGACGGCGACTACATCCACTTCGGCGACCTCTGTAGCAAGGCGGTCGTGAAGTACATCGCCGAGAAGGCACAAGACAAGTACGAAGACGCACACCCATGAAAACTTTCAAGTCTCTTTTCACCACGTTCCTAGCCATCGACATCCCCATCTTGATCGCCCTGCGGTTGGCTTAGCGAGGCCCCATTAGCTGCTGATGGACTCTCCGCGTTGGCCCGGCAGCGTAACAGCAGCACCGGGAACCTTTTGGAGAACGACATGACCGACGACACCTACGCATCCGAGCAGTTCCCGCCGGATGAGGAAGACGAAGTAGAGGATATGGGTTAGCCGTATACCCACTAAGGCGCGGCAGCGTAAGCGTCAACGCTGGATGTATGACGCAACATCAATCTCTGAATGAAGGCAATGAATATGGCACTGACTCTCCCTGTTGGTAGTAATGGTGGCGGCGACTTCAAGCGCGCTCCCGCTGGTTCGCATATCGCGGTGTGCAATCTCGTGGCTGACTGCGGGTTGCAGCCGGGATCGCAGTCCTTCCCCGCTCCGAAGCGCAAGATCTACATCCGCTTCGAGATTCCCACCGAACGTGTCCAGTACGAGAAGGACGGCAAGGAAGTCGAGGGGCCGCTCACCATCGGAAGCTTTTACACGGCATCGATGAACGAGAAGGCCACGCTTCGGAAGCACCTAGAAGGGTGGCGCGGCAAAGCCTTCTCCGACGACGAGGCCGCGGCCTTCGACGTGTCGGCCATTCTAGGCAAGCCCTGCATGCTTTCTGTGGTGGAGTCGGAGAGCGGTGGAAAGACCTACTCCAACATCTCTGGCATCGGCGCTGTTCCGAAGGGATTTGATGCCCCCAAGGCGGAGAACCCGCTTCTCTACTACGACGAGGAAAACCAGAAACAGTTCGACGAGCTGCCTAAGTGGCTGCGTGAAAAGATCGAACAGCAGCTCACGCCTTCTCGTCCGTCCGCTAGTGAGTCGCATGCTGGTTTGGACGACTCGATCCCCTTTTGAGGCCTGAGCTATGCCGACACCTCGTAATGGCTACTGGTCAAAGGATGGTCAGCGCCTTCCATCTGTGACCACCATCCTTGGCCGCTTCAAGGATTCTGGTGCACTCATCAAGTGGGCCTATTCCACGGGACGCGATCATGGCCGCCTGGAGGCACAAGGCCACATCGTCCCGGCAAGCCTTTACGAGGTGTCTGGCAAGGCTGCTGACATCGGCACGGCAGCCCACGCCATGGTGGAGGCATATATCAAGGGAAATGATCCTTCGCTTTGCGAGGAGCTTGCATCGCTTGGCGACGACAGCAAGGCAAAGGCGAGGAATGCATTCGAGACCTATCTGTCGTGGGCATCCATGTCGAAGCTTGAGGTTCTAGAGCAGGAGGTATACCTCATCAGCCAAGAGTATCGGTACGGGGGAACACCTGATGCCATTGGCCTTGTCAATGGCGAATTGTGCCTAGTGGATTGGAAAACCTCCAACAGCGTCTATGGAGATTACCTCTTGCAGTTGGCGGCGTATCGGCAGCTCTGGGAAGAAAACCACCCGAACAAACTGCTTGCGGGCGGCTTCCACCTGTGCCGATTCAGCAAGGACTTTGGCGACTTCTCCCACCACTACTACAAAGAGCTGGATGGAGCGTGGGAGATGTTCAAGCACCTTCGAGCCGCATACGACTTGGACAAGATCATCAGTAAGCGAGCCGCGTAACTCGCCGCCGCGTCGAGTGAAACGCGGAATTAGGAAGGTGGTTGGCTGCAATCCCTAGCGGCCGGCGGGTGGAGATGTATAGCGAAAGCTATCTTCGGCGGCCCAGCCACCTTCCTAATCGTCTTGGCAGTGGTTGAGTAACTGCCGAATCCTAGGTGCTGATATCGATCTCGGCCCTAGTTTGAACTGATGATCGATTGCCGCATGGCTGCCGTGGGGTCATGCCTAAGACAACGTGTAGGCGCTACACGTAGCCACGGCCAAATTCGGTTTATGGCAGTGAATGCGCAGTGGCGATGCGCCCATAGATGCTGGCAATAGCGGGTGAAGCCGTAGCCCATACGCTTCAAAGGGCCTGTAACAGATAGACCAGCAAGCCGGGATCGCCTCCGGCCACTGCCGCCACACAAAGGAGATCGAGATGAGTAGTGGGTATACGAAGGGGCCGTGGTACGCAACTGACTTCTGTGTTGAGGCGGTACACCCGGAATACAACGATGGAAACGGAATGACTGTTTTGGCATTCGTCACAGGCTATTTCGGTGATAGAAATACGCAAAGGTCCAATGCTCGCCTCATCGCCGCCGCGCCTGATGGCCTAGCGCTAGCGCTTTACGCCGTAGACAACCCCGATTTCGATTCCCAAGTCTTTGACCGCATGGCGCGCGAGTTCATCGCCAAAGCCACCGGAGCCGCCCCATGAGCGCCCACCCAAACGCAATGATTATCGGCGTCCTCACGCCTGACAATCTCGCGCGCAAGACCTTCCGCGCCATTGTCGATGAGTCTGGTACTTTGCTCGAAGACCCTCGAATCAAGATCTATGGTCGTGACTACAGCATCTTCGTTATGGACGGAAATGGCTACGACGAGAGCTATCAGATCAGCGCGCCTGAAGGTTCGATTGTCGTCCATGACTATCTAACGTACGGCTATGGCGAGTGGATCGAATGGGATCAATTGGCCCTAGTCAAGCATGAGCTTAAGTTATGGCTAAGCGGAGTCGCTGAACGCCATCAATGCTCTTACTCCATTCGCATTAGTGCGAACTACTTCTGAGGGCACCACATGACCACCACCACGAGTTACACGGATGAGCAGGTGCTTACCGCTCTTTTTATGGACGGTGCTGGCCTACTAATAGCCAGCGATGTCAGGAACATAGTCAAATCTCTTCTCGCCGACCGCCAGCGCCTGCAAGCAGAAAATGATGCTTATAAAAAGGCTTGGTCGGAAGCATCCGCCGAGGTCTTCTCTTTGCAAGCGGAGGTGGAGGCGTTGCGCTGGTTGCCAGATGAATCCAAGGACAAGTGGGCACCGGGCGATCACTACAACGACGGCGAACATAACGGCTACATCAATGGCTGGGATGCGTGCCGCGATTCAATCATTTCGCACCGCGCCAACCAGAACGAAACCAAGGAGGCGAAGTCGTGAAGATTGAAACTATTGACGACGTTATTGCATGGCATCGCGAACGTGCAGAAATGTTTAGTCATGGCGGCTTGCCTTGGGGCTCGATGGCAAACGAGTCGTTGCAGATAGTGAAGATTCTTGAACAACTGAATCCCTTCATGCGCGTCAAAGAGAACAAGGAGACCGGACATGGCGATGACGATTGAGCAAGCGTTAGCGGCGCTTCGTTCTGCTGAAAGCGAATACCTTTCCTTCATCGACACCAATGGTCTGATTAAATGCGCAAGCTTGTCTGAGATTGCCGACGCCATCGACGCCCACCTCTCCGCGCAGGCGAAGGTGAAGGTGACAAATTCCGGACTGCCGCGAGAGCTTCGCCTAGTGTGCGGGCATGACTCGCGCTCCGTTGTCGGATGTCTTCATTGCGAAGCGGCAGACGCACTTGAATCTCATAGTGTCAACCGCGCACTTAATGAGACTTCCGTTAGTGATACCGAGTTGCTTGAGGCAGCTCGTGAAGTTGGTCTCCGCGCCTATCTGCACGGCGTTGGCCCGACTGACGCCAAGAATATTTTGCGCCGCTTCGTGGACAAGATAGCCGCCCGTCTGTCGCAGGGCGCGCAGGAAGTACCTGAGCCGATCCAGGAACTCGTCCGCAATCAGAAAACTCCCAGTGCAGAAGACCGGGCACTGATCACAGCCAACCTGGACTTCCTTGTGTCGCAGTCATCCGGAAATTCCGGAGAGGTGGCGCGGGGCGCGCAGGGTGAGGCTGTGGCGTGGCTTGATCCTGATACGCAGGATGCAATCACCGATCAGCGCAAGAGAGATTGGGCGGCCAATTTCGGCGCAGGAGGCATTAAGAAAGCCAGCTCATATACGGTTCCGCTCTACACCCACCCTCCCCGCGCTGGTGCGGATGCGAGGGATGCGGAGAGTAACGATGCCGACTAAACCGATGGACCAAAAAGAACGCATCCTTCAAAAGATATCTATCGACCCAGAAACCGGTTGTTGGAACTGGCTTGGTCGCAAGGATGCTCCAGGTTATGGGCGTATGAAAATTTCCCTTGGGTCTAGGCAAGACTTCCGATTCACCTCATCGCATAGATATGCATATGAGCTTTGGACTGGATCAATTCCAGATGGCATGAGTGTTCTCCATCGTTGCGACAACCGGGCGTGCTGTAATCCTTTGCACTTATTCCTTGGAACGCAGAAGGAAAATATGGCTGATATGCATGCCAAGGGACGTGGGCCAAAGGGTTACTCACGTAATCCTGACGTGTGTCGATCTAATGCAATGAAACGAAAAGCCATCGACCAAGCCCTTGCGGCTGAGCGGGGTGGTGCTAATGGCTGACGGAACGCCCCGCTCCGCCCTGGCGCTCGTCCCGCGCTGGCAGTCGCGCCCCGATGGCGAATACCGCCTATGCACCCGCTGCGCCCACCTCGGCTACGGCGAGTACGCCTATCACCCCGCCACCGGCGAGTTCTGGCCGCGCGTGCACGGGAAGCTCTGGTTCGGCCGCTGCCTGGCCTGCGCGAGCGAGCTGCAATCGCGGCGGCTCGGCGTGGTGCCGGCGGAGCCGCTGCCTGCGCGCGCGACGGTATGGAGGCTGGCCGCATGAGCGTGACCATCCACGTCGGCGACTGCCGCGAGGTCATGAGCGTCCTGGCGGACGCCAGCATCGATGCCGTGATCACGGACCCGCCCTACGGCCTGGGGTTTATGGGCAAGGCGTGGGACAAGGGTGTACCGGGCGTCGAGTTCTGGCAGGAGATGTTGCGCGTGGCGAAGCCAGGCGCCTACCTACTGGCTTTCGGCGGGACGCGCACGTTCCACCGCATGGCATGCGCGATCGAGGATGCCGGCTGGGAGATTCGCGACACGATCATGTGGCTGTACGGCTCGGGTTTCCCGAAGTCCCACAACCTGGGGGGCGGTCGCGGAACGGCCCTCAAGCCGGCGTACGAGCCAATCATCATGGCGCGCAAGCCTCTCGCGGGCACCGTCGCTGCCAACGTGCTCGCCTACGGCACCGGCGCGCTGAATATCGACTTCTGCCGTGTCGAGTGGCCCGATGGGGCTGCGCCCGAAATCGGCACCCCTGGTTGGGGCGGTCCGTCCAAGAAATCCACGGCCGTCCCCGGCCAGGAAGGGGCTACCGTCGAACGGCAGCCACCGAGCCCGCTCGGCCGATGGCCAGCGAACGTCATCCACGACGGCAGCGAGGAGGTACTGGCGGCGTTCCCTGATGCACCTGGTCAGCAGGGCGACCTCAAAGGACATTCACGCGATCGCCTTTCCCGGGGCATCTACGGCGATATGCGGGCAGCGCGTGACGCTGTTGCTCGCATCGAAACTGAAACCTCGGCTGCCCGCTTCTTCTACTGCGCCAAGGCGAGCCGCAAGGATCGGGATGAGGGCTGCGAAGACCTCCCCCTTCGCGAAGGCGGCATGGTGAGCAACACCAGTGGCCAGCACATCACGCGGCGCGATGGTGGCGCGCCCGGCAGGGCACAGAATCACCACCCCACGGTCAAGCCGACCGAGCTGATGCGCTACCTCTGCAGGCTGGTCACGCCACCGGGCGGCACCATTCTTGACCCCTTCTGCGGCAGCGGATCAACCGGAAAGGCGGCAGTCCTCGAGTGGTGCAACTTTATCGGCATCGACACCGAAGCCGAGTTCGTCGAGATCGCGAGGCGGCGTATCGCGGCGGCGCAGCGGAAGGCGGCCTGATGTCAGTCCAGCCGCTTCATCTCCGTTCGATCCTCCGCAACGAGCACTTCGGCATAGCGATGCTGGCAGTCGGGGCAGACGAAATAGGCCACTGCGGCGGGATCGCCTTGCCTTTTCTTATCAGCCTGGAGCTCAGTCTCACAACGGAAGCAATCAGCCATGCGTGAATCCCCCAACCAGTTCAGTGCGCCCATGGTCGCCCCGGAAAAGGTCGGCGGCAAGGAGGTGAGCGCATGCACCTAATGACGCCCCAGCAATGGGCAGAGAAGTACTTCGACGACACCAGCCGGCCGTCCGAGGTCACGCTGCGTCGATGGCTGACGGACAGGAAGATCCCGGGACGGAAGATCGGCGGCTCCTGGTTCGTCGATGAGGATGCCTGGCGTGCCGATGGCGACGACCTAGTGCAGCGGGTGCTGGAGGGGAGGTAAGGTCCAATGATGGGACGAGTTCGCACCAAGGCCCGGGCCGGCTGGCCGCCCAACCTGTACCCCAACCGCGACGGCTTCAAGTACCGGCACCCGGTTACGAAGAAAGAGACCTGGATGGGGAAGGACAAGGCGCGCGCGTTCGAGGCCGCCCGTAAGCTGAACGCCATGCTGGTTAAGGGCAACGATTTGGTGGACCGGGTGGTGGCCAAGGGCGAGACCATCGCCGACGCCATCCGGGTGTTCCGCCAGGAGGACATGCCGGGCCGAGCGTGGGCGCCATCCACAGCCGCGGTCTATGAGAGCGTGCTGTCGCGGATCGAGAAGGGGATCGGCGAAAAGGAAGTTGCGACTTTCACAGTGCGCGACTGCGCGGACTTCATCCGCGACGTCACCGAATCGCCGCGGTCGCGCCAGCAATTCCGGCTCGTGCTGTCGTGGGTCTTCGCCTGTGCCGTTGAGGATGGCTGGATCGAATCCAACCCGGCGCTTTTGACCCGCAAGGCGGTCCACAAGAGGAAGCGTCAGCGCCTGACGCGGGAGGTGTACGAGGCGATCTGGGCGAAGGCCGACGCATGGCTGCAAAACGCGATGGACGTCAGCCTGGTCACGCTGCTGCGGCGTGAGGACGTCGTGACCATCCGCTTCACGGACATCCACGACGGTGCGCTATGGGTCGTGCCTAGCAAGACCGAGGGAACCACTGGCGTCCGGATGAAGATCAAGATGAGCCCCACGCTCGAGTCGATCGTGGCGCGGTGCCGGGACAACGTGGTATCGCCCTTCCTGATCCATCGGCTACCGGAGCGTGCGCGAGCGAAAGAGCAGAGGGCCAAGGATCGCCAGCACCACACCCAGGTGCTGCCCGAGCAGCTGACCCGGGCCTTTGCCGATGCGCGAGACGCCGCGGCCAAGGAGCGGACGGACGTTGATGCCGAGAGCCCGCCGACCTTCCACGAGATCCGCAGCCTGGGCGCTGCGCTGCTGCGCGAGGCCGGGTGGTCGAAGAAGCAGGTGCAGGAGCTGCTGACGCACACCGATGAGGCGATGACGGACCTCTATCTCAGTGGCCACGATGTGCCGTGGACCGATGTCGAAGTGGGGCTTTCGCTCAAAAGATAGGGTGAGATTAGGGTGGCAATAGGGTGGAAAGCTTCGCTACAGCCCTCCATTACAAGTAACTCACTAATTTGAAAGCCGAATTGGTCGGGGCGGCCGGATTCGAACCGACGACCCTTTGCCCCCCAGGCAGCATTGCTTACGCGCCTATCCTTCGGATTTTGCTAAGAAATCGACCGGATCTAGGGACACAGAAGTCGGCCAATCCGATCTAATCATATCAATGGCTTACAACTCGACAGGGTGGAGATCTCAAGCCAACGGGATCGTGCGCCAGTGTGCCCTAGCCCACCGCTCTGCATGTGCCATGGGCTTGGCTCGGTTGAAGCCGTACGTGTGGATGCTGTAGGGCTGATGGACGCTTGTCCCCTTCGGGCAGAACCACAGGTTCCACCCGCCATCCAGCCGCCTACCCACCTTGACGAACTCCACTGTCCTGACGGGCGATACCACCCTGGCCGTCCACAGGTCGAGCTTGATGCGGCCGCAGTCTACTTGGGCCCATTCGACAGTGATCATGCCGCCATGATGGACCCATGGCGTCTCAGACTCAGCTATTCGGGAAGGGTGCGGTAGGCGGCGTGAAGTTGGAGGTATACCGGGCGACGCCCTTGGTCACGCGGAAATCATCGATGTAGCCGCCGTACGAGAATCTGTTATCGCCAATAGTCGCCGAATTGGACCCCACATACAGCGTATCGGTGTCGTTGTTGTCAAAAGCAAGACTGGACGTAGCGACGCTTGAGCCGTTCAGGTAGACGGTTAATACACCAGAGGCCCTCACCACGGCGACATGAGACCACGTGCTGATGCTGACGGATGCCGTCAGGTCGGTCGTGCCGGCGCGGCGCACGGTAATCACGGTGGGTGTCACACCGATAGACAGGCCGCCCGTTGAGTTAACGCCCTTCAGATAGCAGACGCCGAAGCCGTTAGTGGGCGCGACCGGATTGAACCACCCCTCAATGGTGAAGTCCGACGTTCCCATCTGAAGGGCCGTTTTATCGGTCGTAGAAATGGGGCTCAGCGTCCCCACCGGAAAGTTGGCGCTCGAACCGCCGAACTTGGAACTGGCAGTAGATATGGTCGAAGATCCATTCCTCGTCCATGTATTGGTGGCAATCTGGTCAGTGAACGTTGTGCTGCCGTTGGGACCATCGAAGTGGAGCAGGGCTACCACATTGGCAAAATAAGGGTCCGTCGCACCGCCGCCAGCAGCAGAGGCAAAAAAGCCAGGGCCACAGGTAAACATTAGGCGTACCCCGCCCCACCCCCACAAAGGAGGGCATCGCTAGCGCTGTCGTAGTAAGCGCTAAAGAAATTGATGCCGTTAGCCGTGGTGACCCAGGTTGGGGAAGTGCCGCTAGGCCATTTGAACTTGGACCCTAGGGTTATCGTGCGGCCGCCAGTCGCGTCTTGGCGCAGCCTGAAATTGAGTACGACACCCGCCTCAAGGTTAGTTGGGTTAGCGATGGTCAGGTTGCCGGTGAGCGTGTAGTCGAAGTTATTGGATGCACTGGCGTCGGGCGTGACGGTTCCGGTCGCCGAGCTGTTGACGACAGGGATGACTCGCTGCGACTTGCTGAAGTCGTTTTGCTGGGCCACGAGCCACGCCAGCAGGTTAGACATGGAAAGCTGCTTGTCTGTGCCCGACTGGACAATCTGGAAGATCTCGGCGCCCGTAAGCGCACCTGCCGCGCCGTAATCGGTAGCGTACTTACTCATGCATGTCAGCTCGCAATGGTGTTATCGGAGAAGCGACGCCAGTTGGTTCCGTCGCTGTAGCAAGGCGCTCCACCACCCGTCAGATCGGTGACGAAGATAAGGCCGTACTTGTACGTAGCGGCGCTCGGCAGCGTGGCTAGAGTGAATGCCAGGAGGGGCTGGATGGACCCGACCGCGCTATTGGCCGTCAGCTGAACCAGCGATTGGCTGGTGAGGTTGTCGCCCGTCTGGTCAGTGAGGTCCGCCAGCGTTAGGGACGCATCGGAGATGGTGGTGACACCTGCGCCATCGGTACTCAGGTTGATGCCGGGACCGGCCGCAAGGGCCGCGGCGACACGGCTATTGGTGAAGTAGAGATTGCTTGTCCCCTCGGCCAGATCGTCCGTCGTCGCCGAACTGGTGCCACTGACGCGACCGTAAGTATCCCTGCTCATCCGAAGCAAGACGCCGCCACCCGCATCGGGCAAGACAGGAAGGTCTAGGCTAATCGTGCCGTCCGGGTTGACGACCTTGGCTAGCGTCGTCGTTTCGATGGTGTCCGAGATGCTGTACCAGCCCTTGCTGCCTAGGCCGTTGGTCCCGTAGTAGCAGGTAGGGCCGGGATTGTCGTTATCTCCGAACAAGGAGACGGTGACGACGTTGGGTAGCGCACCAATGGTCGAGATCGAGCCAATGCCACGGATGATGCCGTACGTAATCTCTGGGGGTGGCGTGGGATCGACGGGCGTCGTATTGGCTAGGCGGTTAACAGCCTCCCCTACCGCACTCAGGTAGACGTACCAAGGACGACTAGCAATGCCTCCTTGGTCAACAACTGCCTGGTTGAAGTTGGGCGGTACAAGCCTCGCGGAAGCCATGCGTCAAGCACTGCCCCAGGCGGCATAGGTGAAGGTGACAGGGATGTTGATGACCGTTCCCGAATCGGCGGTCGATTCGTTGATATCGAAGGACACCGTAAAGCCCGTTCCGGAGCGAGCCGTCACCGTGGGGATCGGCGCAAAGCCCTTGCTGGTGATGGGCGTGACAGTCGGCGTCACGTCCACGTGGTCACACGAGGACATGGTCTTGGTGAAAGTCACGCTCACCTGTGTGTTGTGCGTCCCCGAGGCCGGAGCAGTCCCGCCACCCAGCTGAACAATCTTGGTGCCGATCTGGATGACATTGCCCGTCTGAGACAAGCCGCCCTCGGGCAGGGTCGGGATGGTGGGCTGGGCTATCCAGAAAAGGGCTGACCCATCCGTACTTAGGATCTTGTTGGCCTGTCCCGTGGGATCGGGCACCTGAAGCACGTCCGCCCACTGTAGGACCGCTCCGTCGTTGGTCAGGAACTTGCCCGCCTGAAGGGCTGGGATGGCCGTCCCGGAGCCGCCAGGAAGCTCTACATCGTCCCGCTCGGCCACGAGGGTATTGTCCGAGGCATACAGCCTCACCCGATAGCTGCCGTCGCCCCATATGTCGATAGGCATCCCCAGGCCGTTGACCGTCCGGCCGTCCGTGCCGATGGTGATCTGGCTGCCGTTGTTGACCGTGAGCCCCTGGTCGCCGTAGACATCCTTGGGGGTCGTCGTGCCGGACTCATAGAACTTGAGATAGCCGGATACGGCTAGGTTGCCCTGGCTGTCCAGGTAGACCGGGAAGGGGTTGTAGACTCGAAAGGCGGTCATGGATGCTCCAAAAGAAAACGCCCCTCGGGGGACCGAAGGGCGCCATGGGCTTGAAACGGGTTTTCGGACTGGTGCTAGGCTATTTAAATGGACAACTGGATAGCATATTTGGCGCTTGGACTGGCGTTGCCAGGGATGATCTGGATCACCACAAGGATCATCAGGGTTCTGGCGAGAGGACCTATCTATTGGGAGGAAAGGCTGTATCTCTTTCTTGAGGACAGGTCTGCGGCCAGAGCCCTTGGTATTTCGCTAGAGGCCTATCGCGTCCACCGAGCGATGGAGCAAATGAGGCGGGATGGAGTTTTATAAGATGAATGACATTCTGCTTGGCGCGGGGGTTGTCGCCTTCATGCTTGCTTTTGGGTGGCTGTTCTACTGGAAATTACCCATAGCAATTCACCGCATCGTAGAGGATGTTACGACTGGCAAATGGCCTTTTGAAGAAAGGCTTCTGTTGAAATTGCGGGCACGTTTCGTGCGCAGGCACATTCACACTGACCGCATTGATGATCAACGGTCGCGCTGAGTAAGAACTGCCGTTGTAGGATTCACGGATGTTTCGATTCCCCTGAGTATGGCGTTTGCCGCCTCCTGTGGCTTTCCAAGCATCGCCCCAACGAGCGCCTGATTTCTCAGCACGTTTTGCGCCACGCGACTGCCAGCAAGAAGACTTCCAGCGGTAGCCAGACCGGCCAGGGGGTTAATCACTGTGCCGGCACCAAGCGCGCCACCAAATACGTTCCCCAAGCCCTTGAGTGCGTCCATAGTCAACAGGCGTCCCGCCGTGCCTGAGTCGGGCACGGGGTCTCGCAAGAACTGCTTGCCTACCTGCGCCAAATCGCCAAGATCGCCGCGAGATCCGCGGGCCATGGAGCCCTTACCCGAGTTGTTGGCCGTAACACGGCCCATCAATTGCGCGGCAGGGATGTCACCCGTCGTAGACGAGGCAACAAGCGGCTCAATGGTCTTAAGGTCTCGCCATTGCTGCCTGGCCTGCGCCCATGCCTGCACATCTTCGGGGCGGATATTCTGTTGAATGGCGTCTCGAATCGTCTCCTGAAGATCGCCAAGATAGACGGTCTTTTCTCCGCCCGAGCGAAGCGCTTTACCGATGCTTGAATCGACCGACTGAAGCACGCGACCTGGTATAACGCCGTTCACGCTTTGATTGATGAGCCGATTGACGTGCGCACTGACCATGGACGCTGCATCTGGCCCACCGTTGGCGGCGGCCTCCTGCATCACTCCGCGGAACTTGTCCATCAATTCGCTATTGATGGGTACGGAGTTGTTTGCAGTCAGCCTATCGAACTCGCCGCCGATGCGATCACGCGCCCTTGCGAACACCTCTGGCGTGATCTTGGTGGAATCCTCGCCAATGGTCCGCGCAACGGCTCGGTTAAATGCCTCCTGCTGCTGATTCTGGAATCCCTTGGCACCGCTGAGCGGAATCTTTGACGTAACGGAGTCGAGAACCTTTAGGGGCGTCGAGTCGCTGATCTGCGACGCCTTGAGCGGGATGCCCTGGGCAGCAGCCTTTTCTGCAAGCGCAACGATCTCAGGCGATGGGCTGGCGATCGCTCCTCTGGCGGCGGCAATGGCGCCCTGGCTACCCGCCGCCGTCGCAGCCGGAAGTGCGCCACCAACCAAGCCTAGACCAACTTGCGCAGCAGGAGACAAACCAAGCTGCCTACCGACCTCGGAACCTACTGATCCAGATGTTACTGCGGCAAGCTGAGCGCCCGGACTGGACATCAAACCCTGCCCAACAGCGCCAACAAGTGGGCTTTGCGCGCCAGCTAGACCAGCCCCTACTCCAACGCCGCCGACGAGACCACCAAGGCCACGACTAACCGCACCAGCAAAATGCTCGGCTCCGTTCTCCGGCTGGTAGTCAGGAACGCCGGCAGCACTCATGCCGCGATCTACGTTTTCAACCGTCGTCGGCATGTGCCAAGAAGGCGAAGCGCCCAGCGAATCAGCTGCCTTGTTATAGAGGTAGGCCACCGGCCCGATGATGATATCCGGCACGGAGGCCACACCACGCGCCACATTCCTTGCCGTCATGGCCGTACTGCGCGCTAGCTGATCGCCAAGGCTCGGCTCAGGGGGTGCTGCCTGCGGCTGCCCCTGCGCCTGACGCTGAGCCGCATAGGCCTGGGCCAACCTAGCCGCATCTTCATGGTTGCCGGCCGCATCAGCAGCGCGCAGTGCGGCCTCAAGCTGATCTAGCGTGGGCATTAGTGCACCCCATACTTCGATAGCAGGTCATCAACGCTGGCAGCCTTAGACGGCGCGCTGGCAGGCGCCTGAGGCGGCTGATATGCGCCCTCCTGCTCACCCGACACATCGCCATAGGCAGTGTTGTATGCGCCCTGTAGACGGGCCTTGGAGTCGTCTACGTACTGGATAACCTTGTCCAGCGACTTGATGAAGTCCTCCCTGGATTGCTTCGGGTCAAGAGCGGCCAGGTTGTTCTGAAGCAGCTCGTTTTCCTTGTCAGACACGGAGCCGAGTGCACCGCCCGTCTTAGACATCTCGCGCATGTTCTGAAGGACGCCAAAGCCGATCTGAGAGCGAAGCGTGTTCAGCTTTGCCTCGGCGCGCGTAGCATCGGAGCCCGGAGCATTGGGGAACCTGCCAGTAATACCCGTGATGCCGCTCAGTCCAGGATCATTCTTAAGCTCCACGGCGGCCTGGCGCAGGCGGTCAAGCTGTGCGGTGGTGCCAGCCAGGCCGGCCTTGGCTTGACGAGCCTGCATTTGCAGCTTCGCGTCCTGCTGAGACGGCTTATTGACGATATCGATCTTGCCGTCGCTGTCTTGCTGAGCCACCGTGCCCTTCGGTAGGCCAAGCTGAGCCACTTCGTCGGCGGTGAGCTGCCTGTAGCTCTTGCCTTCCTGCGATTTCTTGGGCGGCGTGTAGCCAAGTCCACCCGATGGCGTACCACCAACGTTGAACCCGGCGTCCTGATAGGCTTTGGCAATGGCGGCGTCACCTTGCTCAGGAGTCATCCGGCCGCTATTTACCTCATTCGAGATGCGAGCGTTTATCGCATCCATGGATCCTGCACTCGTTGCGGGGCCGTAGTTCGGATGAATGAACTGGCGAGTATTCGGATCAAAGATTGCCTGAATAGAGCCTCCCGAGCCGTCCGGTACACTCGTCAAAATGGGCTTAGCAGGCTTAGCGGGGTTATTGAACAGCGGGCGGCCCGTCGTCTTGTCCACCAAAGCCCCGCCAGCAGACACCACAACACCCTCGTTATTGAGACCACCCGACTGGCCGGCCAGCTGGTAGATCGCGGGGAGCATGTCCTCGCTAAACGATTCCGGCGGCTGCTGGCCGTTGCCATGCTGCTGGCCCAACTGAGCCAAGAAAGGCCTGACCGTCTGATAGGCGCCTTGGATGCGCGCTGGGTCTTTTGAATTAACCGCATCTAGCATGAAGCGTGCAGCCCCATTGACCCTCTGCATAAGGGCGCCCTGCTGCATCTGCTGGGTCTTCAGCCGCTCGGCATCCTGGTCTTGAAGATAGGAGCCGATGCGAACCGCGCTGATCGGATCAACGCGTCCAGCAAGAGCAAGCAGATTGCTGCGTTGGTCGGGTGATGCATTGATCGCCTGACCAGCCAGGTCGTTGAACTTCTGCTCCTGGCCGAGCTGATAGCCCTGGTTGTACTGACCGACGATGTTGGGGAGAAGAAGAGAGTTAGCCATTGGTAGGCGTCCATCCGTTGCCCATGCCACCCCAGGTAGTCGCCAGGGAGCCCGAGCCCGTATAGGTGCCTTGTCCCGTTAGCGAGTTGAACCCGTTGCCATAGGACGAGGTATTCATGGGCTGGTTGTTACGCTGTCCGTACCACTGGCCGAAGGCATTGGCGGCCTGACCGAGCAGGTTGGCATTGGCATTCGCAGCGTCGTAACCGTAACTGGCCTGATTCGCCGCATTGCCCATCAAATAGCTGCCGATGGAGCCTGCTTGGCCGGCTCCAATACTCCCCAGGTTAGAGGCGGCGTTCTGGCCCATGCCGGCGAGCTGGGAGAGCTTGCTGTAGTACGAGTTGTAGTTCTGGTCCGCCAGGCCCTGGGCGTAATTCAGCACGTCGGCGCTATGTCCGCCGCTATAGAGCGACCCACGAGCTGCCGCAGAGCGGTCTAGACCCTTCAGGCCTTCCGTAAGGCTGAATTGATAGTCCGGGGACGCATGAAAGCTGGAATAGTCGCCATTGTTCAGCGCACCCAGCCTAGACAGTGCATCGTTACCAGCGTTGATGTACGGGTTGAGGTTGGCCGCGGTGCGGTCGTAGTTGAGGTTCTGTTGCGCAATGGCCTTGTCGGCCGCCTTCTGCGAACCTCTGGCGGCCTTATCGGCTGCGTTGTTCTGCATGATGCCGCCAACAACGGCACCACCCACTGCTGCTGCTACACCCCAGGGCATTACGCACCCCCTACGATCTGATGCTCATCCGTCACGACGGGAGCGTTGGCATGGATGCAAAGGACAAGCGTGTCCGGTTCAAGCGACTTGAAAGTGTGCTTCTTGAACGCAGGCACGCGAATGGCCGCTTCCGGCGTTCCGCAGCGGATCACTCGGTCCTCGAACAGCACGGAACCGCGAGCCACGTAGGAGATATGCTCGTAGGCATGGGCGTGCTGAGGAATCACCATGCCGGCCACCGGCAGATCCATTTCCTTGACGAATGTCTTGCCGTCGCTGGTCGTGTATTCCCGACCGATGGGCTGACAGGCATGGCGAGCCATGCAGCTATCACAAGGGCTGCTCATTGGACCTCCGAATGCAGATGATGAGGGTGATGCGGTCGTCGTCCGACTCGTTAATCACCCAATGAAGGCGAGAGTTATCGAACGTGTAGAGGTCGCCAGGAAGCGGCCTAAGCTCGGCATCCTCGAAGCAGAAGGCCTGCTTGTCGTTTCCCTTGACCTGAATGGCGAACTTTTCGTAGTGGCGTGCATGCCACCCTTGGTCAATGTGTGGTGCGACTTGTCCGCCGGGCGGGATCTTGGTAATCAGGACGCCGCCCAGGGCGCCACCACCGACACGCCTGACCACCTTTCGGCACAGGGACCAGGCGGTCGGGATTTGCTTGATAACCGGATACCAGGTGGATTCGTGGACATCGTTGAACTTGGCGATGTCACCATCGAAGTTCGACCAAGCGTTATACCTGACCCATATGTCCGATACGGATTTGTGCGGACCGTGGCCTTCGTAGGCATCGGTGCGCATGCGGTGCCTGTTCCAGACATCGGGATTTGACTCAATCTGGTTCAGCAGCGGCTTAACGTCGTAGCCACTGTCGATCAGCCTAATGGATGGCATCAGCTGTCCGTCTGTTCGAGAAGCATGGAGCCCGACAAGAGGTCGGCCCGCACGGGGTCGGTGACGCGGATCTCAAAGACCCACTGGCGCCCCATACCGAACGCCCTGGCCTGTACGCGTTTGACGAAGTCGCCCGTATCACCCAAGGCGATCTTCCGGAACTCGGACCAGTTGCGGCCCCCGTCCTTGCTGTATCGCAGATCGACGTAGTTCATGCGGCCTTCAAATAGAAGTCGAAGTAGCAGGCGTCAGTTGGGCCTGTCGCGGAGTCGTCATCACAGCGGACGGCTATGACGTTCGTCCCTGACACAAAATGGGTCGCGTCGAGGTGAGTGGTAACACCAGCATGCTCGATGGTGCTGCCGTCGGACACGAGATAGCCGTTGACGAAGAACTGATAGCTGTTGTCGAAGTAGCCGACCAGGGTGTAGCCGTTAGCGCTTACCGCATCCAGGACGATCTTCCGGCGAATCCACAGCCTCTTATTGAGCGGCGTGGCCGTGGCAATGGTCGTGGAGAAGCGACTGTCATAGGCATGGGCATCCGTGCCTTCGCTCGGCGCACCTGAGATGTCGCCAAAGGGCGCCTGACCGGTTGTCCACGACGAATCGTCGTAACTCGATCCCGAGTAGTCCGTGTTATCCGTCAGATCGATCGACTTGTAGCGCCACCCTGTTTGCTGGGCGGGGATGACGAGCGAGTAGGTGACCGAATCCGCCAAATCCCTCTGGTTCGACTGGCTATCGGTCACCCGGACGGTCCAGCTGTATGTGCCCTCCGTGGTGGGTGTTCCAGTGACCAGGCCGTTGTTGTCGATAGACAGGCCAGGTGGAAGCGAACCACTGACAATCGTCACGTTGATCGGACGATGGCTAGCCTTGATGGTGTACTGGTAACTGACCGGCGAGCCCACATAGCCGTCAGGAAGCGCTCCCGTGATAGAGAGAACATTGCTCGGCGGCGGCAATGCCGTGGGCGGCAAGCCGGTATCAATGACCAGTTCCAATCCATTGACGATGACGCGGTTCTGATTGTCGTGAAGGACGCCAGTGACGCGGCGGCGCTCCATCTCTATGCCGTCCTCCGTCTGGACATTCCAGTCCAACCGATACAGCTTGCCGTTCGAGAAGTCGCCGGCAATCCACATCCCGTTCCAGTACGTCAGCGTATTGATGCGCCAGCGATTGAGGCTCTTAGATTCGCGGCGGTGCCATTCGCCCGATGAAACGTCATACCCCCACGTCATCCCATCCGGGAAGGTCAGGTAGTAGATCTTGTGCCCCTGATCCTCATAGACCATGGAGAAGCACAGCGATGTGTTGCATTGCGCGATATCTGCCTCAATGGGGTAAGTAGATACCCGCATCGGGGTATATCCATTCGCCCGATAGACGATGCCATCGTCACCCAGCCACATCACCGTGTTGTCGATAAGCGACAGGCAATGCGGAGAGGCCGCGCCACGCTCCATGACTACACCAGCTTGGCGCTGGAAAGTGCCCGTGGCCTGTCCATCGTCAACATAGGGCTCAATCGTCCGCTCGCCTACAAGCCACCATTCGCGGTGAGTGACGATCTGGCCGATGAGCTTGTCGGGCGAACCCTCGGCCTCGTAGCGATCCAGGGAGCTGTACGAAAGCGCGTCAGCCAGATCCGAGTGGAAGGCGAAGCGACGGCCGGGCTCTACGCCCGTAATGTAGCCATCCACGAAGTCGAACGAGATGGAGCCAATAAAGGCCTCGTCCGTGATCTGGACAAGGCTACCGTTGACCGTGTTGTAGACGTAGCCAGATTGGCCGTTGGAAATGGCGACCTGATTGCCGCCCGTAATCTGGTTGTGGGACATCGACACCCGCCCCGTGCCGGGGATCTTGCCGATGTACTGCGAGGCTCCATCAGGCGTCACCAGGAACAGAGATGTCCCCGACACCACCAGGAGTCTACCCTCTACGTTCCGAGCCCCTCGAATCGGCGCACCGGTCCCGAGATCACAAAAGGTGTAATACCCAGGAGCGCTGCGCAGCTTGGATACGGAGCGCGTCCCAGGACGCTCAGCACGGACGGGGATGTAATTGACCGTATCCTGCACAGACCATGGCTTGGACTCGTCCGAATAGGCTCCGCCGATGATGGGGGCCGGCTGCCAGCGAGCCATCAGAGATAGAACCCAGCACGCCAGCCATAGATGTTCGGCTGACTCTCGCCACGAGGCAGGTCGTCGTACGAAACGCGATCATGGCTGCTTGACTGAACCGCGGCCACAAGCGATGCAAGACCGCTTTGCGCCATGGCAACGACATCAGGATCGACAGTGACGCCATAGCGAGCCCTCAGACGCAGTGCTAGGTTGTAACCCAGCATCTCCTGAAGCTCAGGGAACAACAGCTCGTCTGTGGGGAGCGTGACTGGCTGCCATCCCAAGGTAATGCCATCGCCCTCCCACGCCTGAACCATGGCGTTGAGCGCAGTAATGGCGTTCTCCGTCTGCTTCGGAGTAGGTACGTCCTCATCATCGACCACGCGGAGGTGGCCGAGCGCGGCACGCACGATGTCGATGACTTGGGCCATGGATAATCCAAAAGAAAGGCGGGGGATTGCTCCCCCGCCGTTAGGTCACTCAGAGACTCGGCACGCGTGATCCGGACGGACCGCCGCATCGCCATACAGCACGTCGATACGGGTGCGCTCGATGTCGTTCAGGCCATCACCGAAGGTCATGACGCGGACCGACACGTTCTGAACCGTCGCGGTGTAGCCTTCGCAGCTCGCCAGCACGGGAAGCGGGACGAACGCCGCGCAGAACGCGTCGCGGTGGAACGCCAGGTTCTGCCGGAAAGTGCCGGCCGTGGCCTGGAAGACCGTGATCGCCGCGTTATCGGCCGGCGAGGCGTTGACCGTGCCCACGACCGTCGAACTGGTCGGGGTGATCGCCGGATAGATCGACACGGAGCCCGCACCGCCCGCATAGTCCGCCGTCACCACGAACTGACGCAGCTTGCCGGTGGACACACCCGTGATCGGGTGAACGGCATAGACGCCAGCAATGGTGAAGATCGTGCCCTTGGGGATAGCGGCGGTGCCGGTATCCACGGCCAGCGAGCTGCCCGTCTGCGAGCCGCCATTCACCAGATAGCCGGAGATGTTGGCCGCAATGGTCAGCGACGGGATGGACTGGTTCTCGTAGAAATCAAAGCCGGCGTATCGGCCAACGGCACCGTCATCGAACGCGCCCTTGATCTCCTTCGCGTCATGGAACAGCGTGGCGTTCGCCTCAGCCAGGCCAAGGTTGGCGTCGGATGAGAACAGCAGCGAACGCTGGCTGGACGGAGCCAGGAAGCGCTCCAGGACCGCACGGGACTGCGCGTACGGGGTGCGGGCCGACGGCGTAGTGCCCCAGGTGCCAACCACGTTCGGGGTCGCCAGCATGAAGTCCGTCAGCAGATCCGCCTGGACGTACGAGATCAGCGACTGCATCGCCGGGCGCAGGATGCGATCCTTGAACTCGGTGATGTTGAGTTTCTTCTCCTTCGCCGTGAACTGAAGCGGCACATGCTTCTGCTTGTTCAGGGTCAGGTTGACGTACGATTCCTGGAAGTTGTTGCCAGCACCGCCACCGGCAAAGACGGCACCATCGAACACGGTGGGAACAGCAGGAATGCCGATCTTGACCGTATCGCCCTTCTGGTAGCCGTTGACGTTCTGGCCGAACTCGCCAGATCGACCGGTGTTGATGTTCTTGATGAGGTTGGCCTCTTCGACCAACATCGCGGCAGCCTCGCGGGCCACCATCTGGTGGGTAAGCAGGTTATTCGACATGAAAGCGCTCCAAAATTAAGGAGCCCCGTCACTTCCCGGCTTTGCGCGCCCGATACCATTGGTCATCGGTCATCTTCTCCGGCGGTGTTTCAGTCGGAGAGCGTCCCGAGACCATCGGCGGCGGCGGCGGAGCCTTGGAGAGGGGCTTGGATGGGGTTTCCGGCGCTTTCTGCGTGGCCGTCAGACGCGAAGCGATGCGCTTGACAGCGGCGGCGGCCATTTCGGGGCGCACCATTGCCATCTGGAAGGCATCGTCATCGTTACTGCCGAGGTGATAGGCGATTTCCGGTCCACGCTCGTGGGCCATGATCGCGGCGATGACATCGCTGGGTAGGTCGTAAGGAATGGTGTTGACCACTTCCTCAAAATCGGGGTGCTGCTGGACGAAATCGTCCACTCGCTGCTTGTAGCTGATCGATACCTCAGCGTTACGCCGGGCTGCCTCGGCCTGTTTGGCGGCCGCTTCGATCTCTTGGCGTGCGCGATCAATCGACCACTGGTGATGCGCCCTGGTGTAGGCCTCAACGTCGTAGTTGAATTGCTCTGGACGCGGCTCATCCTGGGGCGCTGAAGCACTTTCTGCGGGCTTCTTGGCCGCTTCGTACTCCGCAAGGCGTCGCTGAAGCTCGTTGCGCTCCTGCTTGATACGATTGATGTACTCGGTGGTTCGGTTCTTCTTGCGTTGTTCCTGCTCGTCCTGAGCCGACTTCTCTGGCTGCGCCTGAACTACCTGTTCGCCGCCATCCTGGGGCGCCTCCTGGCTAACTACTTCCTGCTCTGCGGGCAAAGACTCGCCCGCACCCTCAACAAGGGTGTTCTCTTCGCTCATGTCTTCCTCTCGGGGTCGGCCTTCAACCGGCCGTTGGGTGAAAGCCCTGGCTTAGGGCGTAAAAAAACCGCCTTGCGGCGGCTGCATTCCATCGGCTTGATCCACCGCCCCCTCTTGAGGCATCGGTGGAGTAACCATCTTGTGGTATCTCTCAAGCGTCGCCGCTTGTGTATCGACGGCCCCGGCGTGATCGCGGCCAATCTCGGCCATGGTCTTGGCCGGCAAGAGCTGAGCCTCCACGGTCGTTTTGTTGGCATCCGCCTTGGCACGCTCAGCGTCGGCCAGCTTCTTCTGCACCTCGGCCATGATGCGCGGGTCAGGCTGCGGCGGAGGCGGTAGCGGATCGCCCTTTTCAGGTTGCAACACGCCCTGCTTGACCAGCTGTAGGCGGAAGGCCTCGGATACCTGCTCTGAGCCCGGCAAATCCATGTTCTTAAGCACCTGCCAGGCCAACAGGCTGCCCACCACGGGGTTGATTGGGCCAACCTGTCCCGCCAGCTGCGTAAACGCGTCCACGGCCTCCATGCGCTGCGTGGCGTAGGTCGGACCGACCGTAATCACCACGTCATAGCGGCCCTTGCCAATATCGTTGACTACGTGCTGCTCGCCCGTAATGGGATCGGTGACGGTCTGGTAGAGCTGTTTCCAGTCCTCACCGCCGTCCTCACCAAGGATGCGAACAACGCGAGGCGTATCCATGACCTTGGGGATCATGTCCACGAGGATTTCGTATGTGAAGCGGATCGCGTATGACAGGTTGTCCACGTAGTTGAACGTGGCAACTGCGCCCTGCTGCTTGCGGCTGTTGATAGCAACGCCGCTGGTCTCGTTCGACCTGGCGCCCAGGGAGGCGTCATAGATGCCCGTGGTGGCCTTCAGGTCGTCGTTGTCCATGCCGGCCATTTGAATCAGGGCCGCAGGCACCTCTGCCTGATTTGACCTTACTGGCATCCCCTCTGCATCGTCATTGACGGGCAGATATGGGAAGTCTTCCGAGTTGGCCTTCTTCCAGAAGTTCTCAAGCCCCTTGATCCACTTGTTCTTGACGATGAACGGAGCTTTCGGAGCCTTGGCTACCGCCTCGATCATCGCCGTCCGGTGGACATTGTGGAGGCGCTGCTGGTCCTTGCACTGACGCACTAGACCCTGCCAATAGTCCTCCCCGTCAACGTTGTCGATCTGACCCCATACCGGGACAATCGGGATGTACTTGCAGGGAAACTCGTACTCGTCGGTCAGCCATTCCACGCCATTGGTCATGCGCATGTAGACCTTGTGGTCATCCACCATGCGCCGCTTGACGATCTGGATACCGGCTGCGGTTAGCGCGTCCTCGTCCTGATCAAGCTCATCGGCGAATACGGAGCGTCCATCGGAAAGCGCCCACAGCTCGCGCTTAACCGGCTTCTTGTACCAATACTCGGCAATGCGGATCTTGTCGGCATCGCGCCAATTCTTGTAGTCGCTCTCGTCAGAGTCGAAATCCACGTCCTGCGCCTTGGGGTAGAGACGCTTGAACTCTTCCTTGGCAATCGTCTCTTCCACGAACCAGAACATGGCATCGCGCCGGTCGCGCTCCATGGCGGCCGGGTCGCACTTCGCCGAAAGGGCATTGTGGATCGGCTTGATATAAATGCTCTGGTCGAAGCTGTCCGGCTTCTCGTAATCCGTGCAGATGCGCCACGCACCGAAGCCACCCTTGACGGCGGCCTCGAAGGCGATGTCGTACGCCTGATCGGCATTGCTGACCGACTCGATGTTGCGGCACAGACCCTGCATGATTTCAGCAAGCCCCGTGTCGCTCTCTTCCACGCCCCGCACCTTGCCCTGTGGCCTTCCCTGGCGCATCTCGTTCACGACCTGGCGGACGTGGGCCTGCAGCTTGGGAAACTCGTAGCAAGGGCGGTCACCGCGGCGAGCCTTGATCTTAGAGTCCCATTGCTCGCCCGGGACGGTGACGAACTTGATGTCCGAGCGCGCATGGTCGTAAAGCTCTGCGCAATGGTCAGCCGTGCGCTCGTACCGCTTGCGCATCTCGGCCAAAGCGTCGTCGTCTTTACGCATCAGTAGTCATGCTCGTAGTTGTTGAGGGCGTCCAGATCGGGCGCTCGCTGATCGGTGTTGTAGTAGTCCACGCACATCAGACCGAAAGCATCCGCACCGTGGCTGGCCCAATCGTGTTCGGGGCCAAATCCCACATTGCGCGTCTCGTCCCTTTTCTCGTGATACCAGCCAAGGGCGTCACGTCCGGCCTCGGTCTTGGCCTCGTTGAACCAGATGGCCGGGAACAGGCGCCTAGCCACCTCAATGCGTTGCATGGCAGCACCGGCGCCCATGTTCGGGATGACTACGACGTCATAGCCCATCTCCCGAAAGGCGCTCTCGTAGCTCACCTTGTGCACACGGTCGTTATTCTTTCCGTCGTGCGGCAGGACGATGGTCACCTTGCCAGGGACATAGCCACGTTGACGCAACCAAAGCGCGTGGGCGTCGATGGGCTGCCCAACAGCTTCGTAGTAGTCCAGGACGCGAACCTCGGGGCCACGGAACTGGTCAATCCAGATCGTGAAGGCATCCGCCTTGGCACCCGTTCCACCGATGTCGCAATGCGCTCTGAGCGTCATCAGCGGATCGGCGGCGACGTTCCCTATGCGGCCCTCCTCCCTGGCCTTGGCTAGGTAGGACGCGTAGTACGCACCCTCGATGGCCTGGGCGTATCCACCTTCCCAAATGTGGTCATACTGGTCCGGCCTCTCCCGCAGATCGCGCTGGCGGTCTCGTTCAAGCTTGGCCGGGAACTTCGGATTATCTCGCCAGTTCAGCTCAACGATCTTGATGAGATCGTCCTTGGCGTGACGAAACCTCGACTCCACTGCGGCCTGCTTGCGCTTGGGGTTCCACGTCACCCACAACTCAGCGTTCCAGTCCGATCCCTCTTCACGTAGCGTGGGGATCAGGATTGACCACGCCTCGTCAGTGACCGGCTCAGCCTCGTCCACCCAGCACAGCAGAATGCGGCCCTTGGACTTGATGCTGCCGATGTTTCGGTCCAGTCCGGCGAAGGCGAAGGAGATCCGTCCATCGCGGCTCTTGATGTACTTCTCGCCCACCTCGTAATAGGCGGCGAGGAAGGATTCCTCCTGGATCGCCCGCTTGACCTCTTCCAGCGAAGAGTCATCCAGCGAGTTCATGAACTGGCGAGCGCATAGGATCTGGCCCGTCACCCCCTCATGGCCGAACTTGTAGCCACGGACCGCAGCCATCTTGGCGAAGCTGCGCGTCTTGGCCGACCCTCGCCCACCGTGTGCACCACGGACGTCAGCCTTACCCTCGAATACCGGGATGAGCTTCTTGGGCAGCTCAATCCTGGCCGTCGCCATCCATGCTAACCAGTTCGATCTTGGTCACCACTTCGACCGGATCGCCATCGGGTCCGCTCAGCTCAACAGCGCTCAAGTCGGGCACGGACTTCTTGAGCAGGATCTCAATCGCCCGAATCTGAGTCGCAGTTAACTCGACCTCGCCAAGTGCGTGCTTGGTCAGGCGATTAATCAGCTGACTTGCTTGGATTTTTGCCCGGATCTCATCGCTATGCCGGGTTCTCAACGTCCGTGCTGCCATAGTCAGGGATAGGTAACAATCAACTCGGGTGGGCCGTAGACGGTCGAACTCGGAAGGAACCACGGGTTGCCGCTGACGGACAGGTAAAACATCTGTGTGAGTACCTCGCCGTTATCCAGCGTGGCCTCTAGGTGAAACATCTGGTCACCAATCCAATTGGCTGTAGCGGTGACCTTGGTAGATCGCTGGTCATCGGCGATGACCGGGTTGGACATCGTGGTGATGTAGCCGTAGTCCGTTCGCCACCGCGCCTTGACGATCTTTCTTGCTTTATCCATCGCCCCATTGAAGTCGGCTACCAGGTCGCGCTTCTCGCTGACGATCAGCCGGACGCTATGGATGCGGTCACGCACATAGCCGGAGACGTAGCAACGCGAGGTGCGGCCGTAGTCCTTGGTAATGGGGTTGGTGGGCATCTGCCTTACTTCTTCTTGCCCTTACCAAGCACCTTGTTGGCCTTGGCGTCGATCTTGGCCTTGGCCGATGCAGACAGGTTGCCCTTAGCCTCCTGCTGGCTGGCACGCGCCTTGGCGTTGGCCGCATGGGCCTTATCAGGCATCGGGTACTTACGGCTGCCCGGCAGGCCAAAGGAGGACTTGGGCAAGCTATTACGCTTACCAGAGGTGAGCTTTGCCATGGAGGTCTCAGTTCAGGAGTTGATCTGCACGGTCTTCCAGCATGCTTGCGGCAATACGCAGCATCCGGGCCATGTAGAGCTTGTCGTAATCAGGCGCGATGATTCGCACATCGTCGCCCTTGGTTCGTACCACAACCGCCACTTCGTCCAGCTGCAGGAAGTGCCTTACCAGCTCGCCAGCTTCCTCGTCGGCGAAGTCATCGGGCTTCATGCTTAGGCTTGTCCCAACCGCAGATGTCTTTGCCGGTCTCGTTGTGGTTGAGGATTTGCCGGGCCGTGCCGTCCGTCAGGCTGTCGTCCTTGCTCGGGTAGATGGGGCGAACCCATTCACACCCATTGCTCGGCTCAGTCGCGGGACCACTCTTGCAGCTTGCCAGCAGCAGAGTCAGGGCCAGCATCGTCAATACGCTGCACAGGTGCGTCATGTAGCTTTTGGGTTTCCTGCTCAACATGGCTGCGTACCCGGGCGCGCTTGATGGTCTGTTTCTGTGCCTTGATGGCTACCTTGGATTGCCTGGCTTCGTCATGCACGCGGGCACAGTGCCAGCTGCCAAGCATCAGGATCACCGCAAACACGGCAATCGCAACTATCTTGATGCGGCCCATCTCAGAATTCGGTCATGTCATTCACAGGGCTTGCCGTACTTGCAGAGGATGACGATGTAGAGGATGACGAGACCAAAGACAGCCAGCCTCAGCATGACTTAGAGGGCCAAGCGTTCCAGCGCATCGCGAAGTGCACCAGAGATGCTGCGAACCCGGCGCTCAAGACCCTGCAAGTCGTCAATCAGCGGAACGGCGTGGCTGGGCCAGGGATGGTTTTCCGCTGTATCACCAGCACTAAAGAGGACCGGAGAAATGCGATCAATCAAGTGTCCAGCAACTGCATCCAATTCAAGTAGGCATCCACCAAGGGACGAAACCGCTTCTCGAACCGGAGGCTGAGCGGCCTCCTCGTTGGTCTGCGCCTGATGCTTGCACGATTCCCGCTGCGGAATGACCGGATTTTTCATGCGATCCTCTTAGTTATTCATAGCTTTCTGCTGCCGCTCATGCTCCATAAGCGCAGCGAGCGTTTCGTCCCAGGACAGGGCTTCGTTCCATTGCTCGGGAGTGAAGGCCAGCCCGAAGGAACCCATGACCTTCATGTACCCATCGCTTACCTGCTGGTACAGGACGGAGATCACCCCGACCAGCCGGCCCTCACTGTCGAAGATGCCTGCGCCGCTGTCGCCGTAGAAACCGTTCAGGTCGTACAGGGTGACGTGCAAACCGCGCACATCCTTGTAGCCGGCGACATAGCCCTGGCGGTAGATGTTCACTAGCTCGCCAGGGTTGCCGAGTACGTACACCGAAGTGCCTTGCGGCGGCTCTGCGGCGACGACTGCGGCTTGCGGGAACAAATGATCGGTCAGCAGCAGAACGTGATCCTTGCCATCACGCTCCACGCTGTAGATCTTGACCTTGACACCATCGACCAGCACATCACCACCACCGTCAAGGCAGTGTTCGGCGGTCAGAATCGTTTGTTTGCCCACCACCGTGCCGGAACAACTGCCGTCCGAAAACTGAAGGTGGACGGCCGTCCGGTGCATGGTCTCAATGGGCTTGGTAGCACACCCCGCAAAGGCCAAAAGGGACCAGATGGCCGCGAGATGTGCCCAATGTTTCATGACTGCCTACCCTCACACAGGGCGCGCTCTGCGGCCCGGCGACGTACCAACCCAGGGAGCTTTTCGCCGCCCGCATAGACCCAGCGACTTAGCTCCGCACATGCCCCCGGCATATCGCCGGCATTGGCTTTCTTGACCAGCGTCGATCCACAGAAAGCCGTGGCCCCGACGTTGTAGGTGAATGAGGTGAATGCAGCCGCCTCGTAAGGCTTCAGCGGTACGCGCACGCATCGCTGGACGGCCTGATAGGCAACCGCAAGGTCGCCCTTTAGAAGGCGCTCACATTGCGAACGGTCAAGTCTCAGGCCCGGCGTCACATCCGGCCCGGTGTGCCCATAGCAGATCGTTGGAATGCCCACGGGATCGGCGTACGTCTCGGGCACATAACCCTCAAAGTGCACAGCCAGCCCGGCCGCCAGGCTCAGCACAAGACCTGCCGCACCCGCTCCGACCTTAACCCGGGTGCTTGCCATGGATATCTGCCAGTTTGTGTCGGAGCCACTTCAAGACGCCCAGCTTTTCCAGGATCAGCAGAAGCGAATACACGCTTGCCAGGAAGTAGGAGATAGGCCCCCAGGGGATGCCGGCGATCCAGCCAGCGCCAAAGAATGCCGCCAGCGGCGACGCCTTGGCCGCCTCAGTGAGTCCATCTCGCAACACGTTTATCCCCTGTAACTTGGCTTACTTCACGGCAGCTAACTTGCCCTTAGCCTTGCCAAGGGTTTCCCAGCGATCCCCCTTGAGGATCTCAATCTCGCCTGTCTTGTCGGCGATACGGATTGCGGCAGCTCCCGCCTGCTCGCAGAAGTAGGCAACGCCATATGGGAAAATGATCTGCCCGCTATTGGTACTGCCCGCTCCGCTATAGATGACCCAATCCGAGGGGGACTCATCATCCTCAAGCTCGCAGAGGATTTCCTCGTCGTCCGTTTCGTCGGTCATGGCTTGGTCTCGATAGGTGCCACCGGCCATGGGGTCGCGGTGGCGGATGCGGTGGCGTCACCACTTTTCGCACCCAAGCATCCACCATAGACCCACCCCAGCATCTGCCCCAATGCATTCATACTTTCGCGTTTACCTTTCGTTCGTACAGAACAATCTGCCAGTAAGCAGACAGCAGGCGAACCCAGTACTCGTCCAAGCTTGCCCGCAGCCGAAGGTACACCGCTTCGCGCAGACGCCAGTACGTCTTGGGGTTGGCGTCAATGGTCTCAGCCGTTACTCGGTAGGCCTGTAGCGGCCGTTGGTGGATCAGCATGGACAACGCATCCAGCGCGGCGCATCCGATCAGCTCGTCTGTGATCGCTTTACGCTTCACGCCACCATTGACCGCATAGACCCAGGTGAATGCAATCACCCATTCCCGAAGTCTGGCTAGATACAGCGAATCGCCGGCCATCGCAGTTCGATAAAGCATCCAGTTGGGGAACCCGTTTCGATAATCCACCCTGACCAACCGATCAGCGTCGATGATCCTCGCCGTGATCGGACCGATCAGAGCCGTCTCCGAGTCGTGGCCGCGAAGGTCGTAGCAGTACGGCTCTGGCTTCACTACCGCGCTCACGACTTCCCCTTGGCCCTCTTGGGCTTGGTAACCTTAATGGGCTGGCCCGGAGTAAACAGGAAGTACTCACCATCAATCACGATGGCCGACTGCTTCTCTACCTTAAGGCTTGGATCTTTTGAGCTAGCGAAAGCATCAGAACAGCTCAGGTAGTAGCCGATGGTTTCCGGGGGCCGGTATGCCAGTGCATACGGACTACTGCCCGGAATGTGGGCTTGATAGACATCAACCAGGGTTGGCGCACCAACCACCACGCGCTCAACGACACGAATCTCGGGAACCCTTTCGACTTTCCGACTAAACAGTCCCATTACGCTGCCTCCGAATACGTTGCACGCCCAGGCTCACACGCCACTGACCGATACCAAGCGCCACAATCACGACACTGGAAGCGGGCATAACGGCGAGTCGTGGTGATCTGGTAACCCCGTCGCTGCTGGCGGTCACTGCCGCACTTCGGGCAGCATCCAGGATCGGCGTCGAACACGTTGACGTTGGGGTAGTTGCGAATCCACGGCCGCAGCTCGTCGTGGAGCCTTTCCAGAAGCCGCACATCCTGCCGGTTGTAGCGCTCCATCAAGCGCCAAGCCGACTCGTCACCATCCATGCAGGCACGCCATAGCTCCATGCCCTTGTGCCTTGTCTTCTTGCCAAGTCCCAAATACTGAGACACGTAATCCAGCTTGTTCGACTCGAACCGGAATTGACGCCGGCAGGTTTGCAGCAGGTCGATCTGCTTGTATGGACTCGGCGGCTTGAGATGATGCCGGACGAATTCCTTGTTCAGTACCGGGATGTCGAACTTGCGTCCATTGAAGTGGCAAACGGCGTCCGCCTCGTCCAGGAGCCTATGCGCCCGCTGGATCATGGTTTTGTCATCGCAAGTGTTCAGGCCGTGGAACTGGATGTTCCGCTCGCCGTACCATTTGGCGGCAAAGCACAGCGTGTAGCCAGGGCTGACGATCTGGTTGATGGCGATGCGTGGATCCCACAGGCCCCAGGCGTAGGCCTGGATAGGTGCTGTTTCCAAGTCGAGAAGAAGTAGTTTCAAGACGCATATCTCCACTTAAAACCACGGTGTGTAATGCGCTCGCCACGAAGGCACTTGTTGACGTTCGGCTGCTGGAAACCAAGGTGCGTTAATGCCGCCTGTGACTTTGCCCACACGCCATCACCCGTTGATTCGTTCACTCCGATTACGGGTGTTTCCTCATTGACGTGAAGGCCATTCGCAAGAGAATGGCGAATGTTGTCGCTACGACTACACCACTCAAGGTTCGTTCGATGGTTATTCGACTTGTCGCCGTCTATATGGTTAACGTCCAGCCCATCCATGAATCCATCAACCCAGGCCAGGGCTACGGCCCGATGTACGGTCAACGGATAATTCGAAACCTTGACCGTTGCATATCCGGATGAGTTGTCCCATTGACTCAACTCAGCCCAGCCACGTCGGCTTGAGAATACGTGTCCACATTCGGATGCGAAGTAGCCATCCATGCCTGGAATTTCTCGCAGCCTCATACGCCAGTCTCCCGATCACCCTTCTCGTATTCGTCCCGCAGTGCTTCGGCGGCCATGGGGTGTCCACTCTCTCCGCCAGTCTTCGCCTTACAGTTGTCGCCTGAGGCCATTACCTCTTTGGCGCGCTGCTTTAGCAATGCCTCCTTCTCTAGCTCCGTCTGCAACAACGCCAGCGCACGCCACGCGACCTTTGCCGAGTGACGCACGCCGTCCGTGTCTAGCGTTCCGCGATCAAGGAAGTGCCGCATCAGGCAGTCACCGTGATCGGTGGACTTTGAGCGGTCCCAGAAGAGCGGCTTGCCAGGGTTGTGCTGCTGGCCGCCGATCAGGGACAGCTCGGCGACGGCGGCAAGGGCATCCGGGAAGTAGTCAATGAGGCCGGTTGCCAAGGGGATGGCCTTGCGCTTGGCGGCGTCCATGGGGAGGGTCATTGCCCATCCTCACGCCGCTTGACGATTACTCCGCCACCCTCCGATGAGCCGCCATGAATAAACCAGCCAAGGATGAAAGATATGGGTCCGGCGATGCTGGCAGCAACAAGAGTAGGTAACTGACGGGCCGTCAGGTCAAAATCCCTAGTCCACCAGTAGACAAATGAAGCGCCACCAGAAGCAACCCATGCAGCAACGAGAAGAAAACCCATGGCTCCAACTCCGCATTACGTTGGAGCCATTGTTCCCGCGCGCGCGATACTCAGGTGACAACCGGGAGTATCCGTTTTGGTTTCCCGATGATCTTGTTGAAGCGTTTGCGTGCCGCCTGCCGAGTGATGCCTAGACGCTCGGCCACTATGCGAGCCCCGTGTTCGCGGAACAGCAGCTCGTACTGCCGCTCACTACGCGCCTTGGTTTCCGACAGGATGGCCGTTTGCTCGGCGAACATGACAATCTCGTCAACAGCATCGTTGGGCACGTCGAACTCGGTGGCAAGCTTGTCGCCAAACTCTCGGATCAGGTCTTTGAGCCGCGCATAGTTCATACATCCCCCTTATTCGTACAAATCAATCTCGCGAAGACGCAGCACGAACCCCTGATAATCCAGTTCCTCCGTGTACTGATGATCGTAAGTCCATGCCTCGTTGATGCCGTGCACTTCTTTCATGCGCATGCGGATACGCCAGCCTTGTCGGTTGATCTTGTAGGCCAGGACGGGCTGGCGCCTGCACTTTGCGGCGTCGGTGCAGGTCTGTTGCCACCAGGACTTGAGGATGGCCTTAGCCGCGTGCTTCACCTGGATGGCGTAGGGACCGAGCAAGATATCCGCCCCACCATCCCTCGCCTGTCCTAGCGTGCGTTTGATTTCGAAGCCGAGGTCGTCGGAGAGCATGGACGCAAGCTGGTTCTCGGCACGGGCGCCTTTGGTTCGCTGCATCTTGCCCATCACTGCATCTCCGCTAGCAGCGCTTCACGAATGTACTTGCCAACGAATTCGTCAGGATGGATGCCGTCGTTCTCAAGGAAGTCCATCTCGTGCTCGATGTGCCAAAGGTTACGAGCCTCGCAAACCATCTCAGCAAACCAATCATCGCCCGGAATGTCCTTCATCACGCCACCATCCTTTCGTTACCCATGACGGCCTGGATGTCCTCGATCAGCCAATCACGGTTAACCTTGCGCTTGTAGTGCCCAATGATCTTGAGCTTGCGCAGGAACAGCGCTGAGTCCGAATCGATTTCGATGTGGTAGACCTTTCCGTGGCGGTCATAACCCACCGCCCAGGTGTGGGCGCTAGAGCGGTTCATCATGCGCCGGTCGATCTTCTTGGCGATCCACTCAGCGGTGTCGTCGTGGAGGTTGCCGACAGGGATGGGTTTGATGTTGAACATGTGGGTTACCTCTTGAGGATCAGCATGCCATTGCGGATGAGCCAGTCGTGGCAGCGCAGGATGGCCTTGTCGATAAGTGCGCGGCGTTCGTCTCGGTTTAGGTGTCGGCCGCTGTCGATGGATGAGTGGCACTCGGGACATAAAGGAGCAGTCATCCATGGCTCGGTCTTCTTGCCCATGCCCTTGCCTTCGTTGCGATGGGCAATCTGGACGCCATAGGCCCCGCACAGTGCGCATGACTCCATCATGGCTACGGCTGCGAACCATCGGCGTTCTTCGGCTGTACTCATACGTAATCGGTATAGAGCGTGATGCCGCCGTAATAGCCGTTGTGTTCATTGTGTGCGGCAACCGTAAATTGGCCTTTTGAAGTGGTAACGATAAGGAACGAAACTTCGTGAACTTCGCCGCCGTCATCTAAATCAGGCTGATCGCGAACCTCAAAATCATCTATGGCGGCTCCGATGAAGGGCGAAAGGTCGTCGTCACAGGTGAAGTAATGGTGTGCACAGCAATCAGGCAGGGTCCACAGCCGTAGATGCTTCTTGCTTCCCCATCGATCGCTTAAATGGATGTTCATGTAGAAGTCATGTTCAGTGAACTCAATCTTGTCGATGGTCATCCGCTGTATGTCTCGGAGCTTCGCGTACTGATCCCAATCGATACCGTTAACTGCATTAATCATGAGTGCAACTCCACGTCATGTTCAGCGCAGTACGCCTGCGCGAACTCGATAAGTTCCGACATCTCGCCAACCGGCAAGCGTCGGGTCTGAATGCCAAGGTTCACTACGCTTTTGCCATCCAGGCTCGGGACGACCTTGCCTTGGCCTCGGTTGGTCGCCCTGGCCCAGCAATCGACAAGGAGGCGTTTCCATCCCTCTGTATCGATGTGCTGGCCGGCCCAGGTACGTTGTTGCGAAAGCTCGCCGCAGATGGAATGGAATAGGTCGTTCTGCTCCGTGCTGCGCTTGCTATTAACCGCCCCAACCGTCACCCTCACACGCTTCCCTGCCCTGACCAGAAAACAGGCGTACTTCCATATGTCTTCCATGCGTCGGCGAAGATCGGAGGCGGTGAGGGTGTAGGTTTGGTTAGTCATGGTTATTTACTGATTTCAACAAGCAGCGTCTTCGGGGCGCGGCTAATGATCTTGGCGATGCGGTGCACTGGGTACTTGAATGCACGTACGCCGTGGCGCGTGATACTCGCCCATACCGCTCGGCGACTCGTTTGGTTTACAAGAACCCAGTTGTCTGCATCGAATAGGGTTGATGCCCGCTTAACTCGAACCACATCGCCCGTCTTGAGTGTCTTAACCATGTTTGCCTCGTCGTTCGCCGCTGAGTTGTATTCGCCATTGCATCCTTAGCCAGTCGCGGCACACTTCCTGGCAGTTGGATTGGGTGCAATCGCTATGGGGACAAACGGTTCGTATCTTTTCGATCAGCTCGGGCCATTCGCGCCTAGGCTTCTCGGCAATCTGCATGGCCTGATCCAGGCAGCGTGAGATGCTCATGCCAGGGCCAGGAAGACGTGCGGCCTGCCACCCTTGCCGGTTCCGCGTGGAACATTCCCGGCGGCCCGTACAACCCCATCCTGCTTAAGCTCCGTGGTCAGGCGGATGACGTAATGCCGCTTCGCGCCAAGAAGGCTGGCGAGCTGTGCATTGGTCATCGGGCCGGCCGCCAGGACATCGAGGATGCGTGATCGAAGGTTCATGACTTGGCCTCCTTCGCTTTCTCGGCGTCGTCCAAGCGCTTCCAGTGCGCCTTAACCAGGTCAACGGTCAGGTGCGGTTGCCGGCCGGTAATCTCCGACATCGATCCCTTGCCAGCGGCGTACAGGCCACGTAGGTAGCACTCACCGCACAGCCGTATACCGTCGTTCGGCACGAAGATGTCCGCGAAGCTCGGGAGGTACTTGCCCTTCCCCACGTAGGTCTTGCAGCCTGGCGTGGAACACATGGGGCGCGATTTCTCTCCGGACGGTGCTGGCTTGAAGGCCTCGGCTTGCTGCGTTGCGTATTTGCTGCTCACGAGTGGTACTTACCCTCCGCGACCTTGGCGAAGTTGCCGGGACGGGTAAGCCATTCCAGGTCAGCCCGAAACGGCGGCTTGCCGTCGCGGCCCTGGGTCTTGCCCATCAGGAACTTCGAGTTCCTCACGTCGGTGAAGTACGCTTGCCATGCATCGACGCCAGGAAGGTCCTCACGCCACCGCTGCTGGATGTAGCCAGCGCGGACCTTGGTGAGCTTCTCCACGCGCGGAAGCTCAGGGAGCAGTTCGTGATACAGCTCCACGATGCGCTTAAGCGGGCACGGGTTCCGGTCGGCGGGTGCCTGTCCGCCTGCGGGTTGGGCCTCGTCCATAGCCCTTGTCGAATCTTCCGTTTCGTCCTGCGAGATGTCGGGATCGAAGATTCCGACGTCTACCTCGTTAGAGGTAGATAGATCTTCTGTATCTGTATCTGCTTCTTTATCTGTATCTGTATGGTTGAACGTTCGTTGTGCGTTCGTTCCACGTCCGTTGAACGTTCGTTGTGCGTTCGCAGATTTGGCTTTCTGAGACTTGGCCGCTACTGCTGCCAGGTCGGCCTCAATCCGTTGGTGCACCCACAAATCACCATCAACTTCAAAGAACTCGGCAAGGATTGGCTTCGCCCTACTCCATGCCTCCTGTCCTAACCGGCAAATCGTCGCGAGCCGATCATTCGCGTTATTGAGTGCCTTACCTCTCTGCCAATAGTTGAAGATCAGCAACAGGTAGGCTCCGTTTTCCTCCGTTGTCAAGTGGGCGGTGTCGGCCAAGTAATCGGCCACATACAGCTGGATGTACGGCAATGCCGCCATGTACTCACCCCATTAGTTCAGGGCGAAGCCTCTATCCCTCTCCCAAGGAATGAAAAGCTGGTGGTGCGGGTGAATCAGGATGGGGCGACAAGAACGTACTGCCGAGTGCTATCCTGGTCGCACAGGAGGTGCCCCATGGGAATCCAAGTCACCATAGATGCTCGATCTCCACTCGCGCCGATATATGCAGGGATTTCGATCCCTCCCGTTGTGCTGCCTGACGGAACGATGCACCCCACGATTCAGTGCGAGTCGATTGATCTGACTCACCCGTATTACCTAGTGGCGAGGCTGCTTGTTCCATCTGGGAGCGGTCTGCCTGACTGTCTGCACATCCCACATCACCATGTGCTTGGCATTGCAGAGCTTGGAGAAGGCGCAAAACCCTTTCTTGGATTTGCTCCGCAATAGTTGTCGCATCTCCGCTGAGCCTTATTTCAAGGCAAATTTTGCTCACGCCCCTACCCTCAAATGCTCCGGCTTCCACACGCAGCTATCCCAGGATGTAACGTCGTAGGAGTCGGTGAGGGGTTCGAGTTGATGCGGCAAAAAACACCAGTCCTCATTTCCGTCTATGGTTACCCCGATGTACCCCGGATCACCCGCTTCGTTAAAGCAGTCAAGCTCGTTGATGACGGTCTCCCGGCCTACCACCTTCATGGCCTCCGTGTCGTCGGGATCACATCCAACAACGCGCACTCTTTGCCCGATAAAGAACCGGCTCATGCTGCCTCCTGGAGCATCGACGCCAGACGGCCGATGCGTACGTGGTCGGAATCTTCGAGAACGTCAGTCATGTCGCGGTACTGCTTGAGCAGGCGACTACCGACGAGCGTGCAGAACGGATCGACAAACCACTTGGGTACGCGACGCTGGCCGGAACGAATACGGCTGATGTAACCCTCCGACCGACCAAGGGCTGCCGCGACATAGGCCAGCTTCAGGCCTTTCGCCTCCATACACACCGCCACTGCCTGCGCCTCGGACTCGATCTGGCGCACGACCCGTATCGGTGCATCCTTGGGTTCTCGCAGAACCCCAAAGGGCAGCCTCAACTTGCCCTGCTTGTCATCGCTTTCCATGGGTTGCCTAGAGTTGCCAATTCGGTTGGGAGCCAAATAAAGGGCATGGAAACCACGCCCTCGATTGGCCCTAAGTCTAGTACACTGAACTCACATCAGTCAAGCACTCTAGACTTGCTGAACAGTAGCATCCGCCCCATGACTACTATGGGCACCAGGCTTAAGGCGGCTTTACAGCTAAGAGAGAGGGATGCCCCTTGGCTGATCGAGAAGATCGGCATGTCCAAGGGTGCGGTCTACAACATCTTGGACGACACAACTAAGCCAGAGAAAGTGCGCGGGGCCACCATCGCAAAGATTAGCGAAGCATTAGGCATCAGCGCCGAATGGCTTCAATTCAACCGCGGACAGATGACCGCAAACGGCCAAAATAGGCCAATCTCAACCCGTGATGCGACTACATCGCAAGCTCCTACTACGCGAATGGTTCGGATCGTGGGGGCTGCTGTCGTGGGCGAGAATGGGTTCTGGAAGGAGCTGCAAGAGTCAGCTGGCGATGAGATGGTTGAGGCATTCAGCCAAGACCCGGATGCCTATGTCATCAAGATCGCCAATCGGAGGTTTGACCCGGCCATCCCGGCTGGCGTAGGGGTGTTGGTAGAGCCAAATACGCCCCTAAAGCCTGGCCGCCGCGCCCTGGTCATCATGGCGGATGGGAGCCACACGATCCGCAACTATCACAGCCATGAGCATGGATTGTGGACCTTCACCCACCTACTCAATGCCAACGACTTCCTAGAGCTTCCTGATGCGGAAGTGCGATCGGTTTACCGGGTGATGAATTTGGTGGACCTGGACTAAGAAAAAGCCCCGCATTGCGGGGCTTTGTTCATTCATCGTCACGCTTGGTTCGTCCACTGAGAAAGCCAATCACGATGGTTGCCAGAGATCCTCCGATCACCGAGGCGCCCGGCCAGTCATGACCTAGACCGATCAAAATGCAGCCGCCGAGGATTCCAGTCATGGCTATGACGAACGCATAGCCTTGGCCGCGCCTCGCCTCAGCAAAGTTACCTTCCAGCGCATCCTTGTCCATCTTTATGGAATGCTGCTGACCAAGCTCTGCCATTCTGGTTATCCGCTCTGCCAGGCCCGGGACTGCCTTGTCATAAGCAACCATGTCCTCGGGCGGTGGTAGCGGACCCTTATGGCTTTTGGACATCAGGATGGCTTTGACGACGGATGGGCTGCTTAAAACATCCGGGTTGTCGCGGATCTGCCTGGCGACTATCTCGGCAGTGATCTCGTCACTCTGGCTACTTCTCTGTAATTCGCCAAGCGGTTCCTTGTTGGAGTTTTCCTTGTTTTCTTCGCTCGACTGCCCTTGGCTTGCAGACATGAATGGCCCCCTCCATGTGTTTGCCTACACTTGCCCAAGCACGATCTACGGTGTGATCAGCCAACTTAACGAGGACAACCCGTTCCTCCTTTCGCGCGGCACTTGGGTACACCTCAAACGCAGATCTAAAGCCGCGCATGAGGCTGGCGTGGCTTCGTTTGATGAGCATCGCTCCTCTCCTTTTTCGTGTGCTAAGCACACGCATCAACTTTACAACGGCGCCGAAAAGGGCGTCCACCAGCGTGTGGACTGAAATTTTCTTGCCCCGAACGTGGGGGCGCCGATCTTGGCTGCAAGTCTTCATGGTCTCTATGACCTCCTGGGGCTACTGGTGTTCACGCCAAACTGAATGGCTAATAAACGAAGTCCATTGAGCTGAACTTACAAGTCCAGTGCTATTGACTTCCGAGTCTAGTGTACTAGACTTTCTCCAACGCCGGACACCATGCCCGGCGAGGAGAGAAGCCATGGTCAACATCGTCTTCAGCTCTGAGGCCATCCAGGCCAAGAGCGCCTATCCCGCCAACGTCACCGTCGTCGGTTTCGACAACGGCGGGATCAACCTCAACATCGCCGGCAATGGCTCGTCCCACACGACGTTCCTGGACGTGCTGGGTGCGCATGCCCTGATCGAAGCCCTGACGAACGCGCTGAACCGCGTTGAGCAGGTGCAGCCATGAACATCGCCTACTACGCCGAGCAACTCGGCAACGTCTTCCGGGGCGAAGCGGTCAACCTCGATACGTACGAGACCGTGTTTCGCACCCCTGGCACCTACCCCGATCTGCAGATCGCACAGATGGCCGCGCAACGGATGTATGCGGCACGAGTCAATGCGGCGAAGGAACGGGAATATGCCGCCCTCCCCCGCACCGGAGCCTCTGCATGAACGCGCAGGCGAAGAGGGTGGATGTGCGCCCGATCACCATCGGCACGCAGTGGCTTGATCGCAACGGTCGCGAGTGCAAGGTCATCGACATCTACACGACGACCAGCACTGCTGGGTGCGTCATCAGCGTCGAGTACCTGAGCTTCCACAAGTTTATGGGTCAGCGCGTGGAACACACGGATTGCGCCACGACGATCCGCATGGGCATGGCTCGGCTGGCTGAGCGCAACTCCCTTTGTGGAGGTCGAAGCAATGGCTGAGCGTCTAGGCCTGCTCGATGGCCTCCGCAAGTTCGAGCGCACGTTCATGGTGGCCGGCCTGCAAGAGGAAGCGGCAGCCATCGCCGGCATCTTCTCGATGGCAGAGGACTTGATTGCCTTCGCGCAGGACGCCGACTGCAACTGCCGTCCGTCCACAGAGAAGTACGAAGCCCACACCTGCCGCCGCTGTGAACTGCTGGCGAGGATTGAGCCGTGAGCGCCCAACTCCGAGTGATCCAGGGCGATCACAAGCGCCCCGTGCTGCCGCCCGAAACCATCTACGCCTGCAAGGTCGCTCGCGTGCATGGCGGCTTTCCCCAATACATCCGTTACGTAGGCCCCTGGGGCGGATGGAAGCGAATTGATGCCGAACTGACCGTTGTCTCTTGGAGGATGCGCAAATGAGCAATACGGATAAGCCCATCGTGTCCTACAAGGGCTTCGACAAGAACCTCAAGTGCCGCGATTTTCAGTACGAGATCGGCAAGGAATACGTGCACGACGGCGAAGCCAAGGCGTGCAGCAGTGGTTTCCACGCCTGCGAGTATCCGCTGGATGTCTTCGGCTACTACGCCCCGGCAGATTCGCGATTCGCCATCGTTGAGCAGAGCGGCCAGTTGTCGCGGCATGACGATGATTCGAAGGTCGCCAGCACCAAGATCAAGGTGACCGCCGAGATTGGCTTGCCGGGTCTCATTAAGGCAGCCGTCGAATACACCACATCGCGAGCCAAGCCGGTGAAGGGATCGGTGACACGCAAGGATGGTGCTGCGTGTGGTGCGACGGGCTACCGGGGCGCAGCGAGTGCGACGGGCGACCAGGGCGCGGCGAGTGCGACGGGCTACCGGGGCGCAGCGAGTGCGACGGGCTACCGGGGCGCAGCGAGTGCGACGGGCTACCGGGGCGCAGCGAGTGCGACGGGCTACCGGGGCGCAGCGAGTGCGACGGGCGACCAGGGCGCGGCGAGTGCGACGGGCTACCGGGGCGCAGCGAGTGCGACGGGCGACCAGGGCGCGGCGAGTGCGACGGGC